GATGTTCCATTTTTGTAGAAAGTAATCTCATCATCATCTAAATTAAGTGCTATACCAATTATATCTCCAGTAGTATAAGAATTATCCGCATCACTTGTATCTACACCATCTACATATATATTATTTCCTTGCAGATAAAATACTCCACCCCCACTACCTGAATATTGATGTGCTTTTGCTGTATTTTGTATTGCAAGAAACTTAGTTGAAACAACACCAATTACTCCAGCAGTACCAGCATCAAATTCTATTTCTGCATACCACTTTCCTTTTGAAACAGCTAAAGTTGAATTTACTGATCTTGAATTCGCTGTAGCACATACAGCTTTTGTATTACCATTAGATAATGTAACACTTGTTGCTTTATCCAAAGCATTAAATGTAGCAAAAATATTACTAGGCGTATCAATCGTCTGTGTCATTGTACCATTAACTGTGAATGTGTTTGAGTTACCAGAACTGTCTGTTCCCATTGAACCAGAGTTCTCAAACTTTAAGAAGAAACCATTTGTACCATAAGTAACACTAGGTGCAGTTTTAGGTTTCCATATTCCAGTTGTGCTATCTGTTTCTCCGAAGGTATCTGCGTCATAAGCTGTGCCGTCTATAAAGTGGACATGAGCCATTGAACCATCCCAATAAGCATTGGTTGGACTTGAACCGTACTGAAAATTTCCAACATCTAAAGTATCAGTTGCAGTCAAAATTGTTAAATTTGCATTTTGAGAAGGATAAGTTGTTTCTGCTAAACTGTCTTGATATTCACCATTAACATATAACTTAACTCTATCTGCGGCAGTAGCTTGTGTAGTGTCTACTTCTACTACAATATGATACCATCCGTTTGTATCTCTATATTTTGCATTTGTTCCTACAAGAGCTTGATTAGACCCACCTGATTTAGTGTATAAATATAAACCATCATTACTATGAAAATAAATTCCTCCTCTATTATCATCACTAGAATAATTACCAATAATTCCTCTATACGCACCTGTTGTAGATTGTTTAACCCATGCAGAAAAAGTAAATGTTTGTGAATCTTCTGAAGATAAAGTTGGTGATGATAAATATGCACTAGCCATGATTAGTTAAACTGACCTCCATTGTTAATTCCTACTTCTACAGTAATAGAAAATGCTCTATCCGTAGTTTGTCCTTCATCATCTGTTAATCGTAAAGTGAAGTTATAAACTTTCTCCGCAGTTGGTTCTGGTGCTATTCCTGTGATTGCACCTGTAGTACTGTTTAAAGATAAATTCATTGTTGAGTTTGGGGTGTCTGTATTTGAAGTTAATACGGCTGCTGTTTCACTGTAAGCAACTGTGCTATCTGATGTACCAGCTACTGATAATGATACACTTGATCCAGCCGCTACACTTCCTAATGAACCAGCCGCAGTTGTCCAAGTAGGTGCATCTGAAACTGTAAGCAAAGCAGTTGATGATCTTACTGCTTGTCCATCTGGGTTTTCTATTCTAATAAAATAAGTTCCATCAGTTGGTAAAGTGACATTGATTGTTAATTGGGTAGCTGAATCTCTTGTAATTGAATTTGGATAAGTAATTTGACCAGATGTAGATATGATTTCTACATTAGGCGTTATAACATATCTTGTTCCTGTAATCACAATATCAGTTGCCGCATTAGTAATCGTATCAGGTGAGATAGATGTAATGGTAGGTTTTGTGTCCTCTGTTCCTACTAATACTACTGAGTCTGTTGTTTGGTCAAAAGTTCCTAAATTAATCCAAGCATCATTATCAGCGTTTCTAATTTTTAAAATATTTGTGCTTGTGTCATACCAGAATTGATATGCGTATGTTGTACTAGGTGCTGTAGCACCAGAATTGTTTGAAACGATTGCAGATAAACTGTTATTGTGGTCAGTTCTATAACTTGGGAATGTTTGGTTATTTATTATATAATCGTGTTGTGCCATTTAAAATCCCTTCGCTATCATATCAAAAGTTCTTGAAACTGCGGTATCACTAGAGTTTTTGAAAGTTACATCAAAACCATTTACTGTTTTATTTTCTACCACAAAATAATCTCCAGTTTCCATATTTTCGCCAGTTATTCCTACCGCATAAGTATTTGTTTTAAATGGTTGAGTAAATGTTACTGTTTTTGTACCAGCACCAGATACTATATCATTTTCACTAAATATTCTATCTACCATATCTATTGTAACTGACAAGGCAGAAACAACTGGTGTTACTATGTCATTTTTGGATTTCATAATCAATCTAAATTTATAATACCTAGATGTATAATCACCAATTACAAAGTTTTGAAAATCTGTATAAGTTACATTATCATCTGATAAAGCTATTTGTAAGAAACTAGATTCAAATGCTGGTGCATCTCCGTCAAAACTGCCAGTAGCATCATCAAAGTTACCTGATCTTGCATCAAATAAATCTGTCGTATTTTCTGAAAACTGCGTAATACTAGCAGTCACCCTAGATGTATGTCTAGCCCCAATATCAATAACAGAAGCAAATTCATACGTTCCGTCTTGTGTTAAATCAGTTAATTTAATTTGATCGTTTTCTAAAGTAATATTTGTTTTCGTTCCGCTAAACGTAGGTGATTCTGTTTGTGAAGCTATTGAATTAAAGTTTCCTATAGCATCTACATTAGTGACTACAACTGCGGCATTGATTGAGAAATTATTTAGCTTGTCAATCGCTTTAATCAAATATGAGCCTACCCTAGCTGGAACAGAAATTGACGTCGCTGGACGAGAAACTTTTTCAACTAATGAAACTGAGTTATTCCATTCAGCACCAGTTGTTAATGTACTAAAACGAATTTGATAGTGTGATAAATCTAAATTAGGTACTTCCGTCCAAGAAAGATGAGCCTCTGATCCAATAACATTACAAGCAAAGTCCTCACAATCACTTGGCGGATCAGTTGAACCTACAATCGTATGTTGTCCAGTTACATAGTCTGAAGATACGCCTAAACTATTTATTGCTTTTACTCTTACATCATAAGTTAATGTTTCTCTCACATTTAAAACTCTATGAACTAAAACATCGCCTTGTGCGTAAACAATAAAATCACTGTCTGTACTTAACTTGTACTCTGTTTGGTAATAATCTACGAAAGCATCAGGTGATACACCTATCGTAATATCTAAAGCTACAAGTGGTGTTTCGTTATATTGAATTAAAGTATCACCTAAAGTTAAACTTGCTGGTGGTTGAACTACATTCGGATTAGGTAATGTCGTATCTGCTATAGTTGGTGCTTCTGCTTTGGAAGTCCAAGTATAAAAATTTTCTTGATGTTCTAATAATTGCATATCTACAGTTAAATCTTCGTTAATCGTTAAACCAGCAACTCTAAATGGTTTGTCATCAAAACCGCCTGTAGGATAATCAATATTGACTATATCACCTACAATCACATCTAAAAATTCTGAAGTACATCTAACTTGAACTTGTAGTTGGTTTCTTGATCTTCTTAAAATAACTTCTGCTAATCCTTGTGCCTGATAAACTGATGTAACATTAGGAAAACTAAAATTACCTTGTAATAATATTCCGCCATCATTTGTTTTCATTGTTGCGTGTTGGTCTGCACTCGGTAATCCTGAATCATCAATCGGTGGATAGTTAATTGTATCTTCTTGATAGTTCTTAGCTGGATTTACAAAGGTTGCTTGTACTCTGTTATATTTGTTGTTTTTTCTTTCACCTAATAATTTTGCACCACCTACTACATTATCTTTATTAATGGTCTTAACTGCTGTGCCTGTGCCTTCTACTTTTAATTTATAAGTTCCATCAGTATAGGTAAAAAATGCTCTCATTGGATTTAAGAGTTTTTTTACATTTTCAATTAATGATTGACTTGTGTCTATCACTGCATTGGTTTGAAATAATTTAATTTGTGAAGCACCAGAATAAGGCGTAACTAATGTATCACAATCTGCGGCGGCACTTACAAAGCTAGGAATATCTATATCTTGATTAGTTAAACCTTTTCCGTATCTTTCGTTTTTTAAATAATCAAATAAAATCCATGCACTGTTTGTTGTATATGTGCTTGGTGTTAAATTTAACCCAGCATCATAAATATCTACTTTCTTTCCTTT